GAAAATCCATCTTTTCTTCTCCATAATATTTCTTCTGGTAGTTCTCCTTCGAATGATTTTCTTAATAAGAACTTTTCCATACCTTGACGAACAACCTTTAATGTGGGGTCTATTCCCATATAATATTTTAAAAATTCTTTATCAAAGAAGGGGACTCTAAGCTCTAAACCATTCCCAGCGGTTGTTTTATCGGCACGTAATACATCAAACATTCTTACATCTTTCAAGAGACGTATTGTTTCTTTTTCAAATTCTTGAGAGTTAGGGACCTTATGAAAATATAAATAAGATCCTGACGCTTCATCACTTCCTTCACCACTTAATATAACTTTAATATCAGTATTTTCAGAAATATACTTTGATAGTAAATACATAGGAACAGATGCCCTTATAGTTGTTGTATCGTATGATTCTATTTGACGAATAGTATCTTCAATACCATTAAACATTTCTTCTTCTGTTAGTGTCACCGCTGTATGATCAGTCCCTAAATATTCTGCTATTTTTTCTGATGCTATTAAATCAGGCGATCCTTCTAATCCTATTGAAAAAGTTTTCACCTTTGAAGGTTCTATAAATTTACAGACTATTGACGTAATTATACTACTATCTAATCCCCCTGATAAAAGACAACCAATTGGTCTGTCACTTAGTAAACGTTTCTTTACAGCATGTGTTAACTTTTCTTTTATATTAATTAATATTGTCGCTTCACTATGATTGATTTGAGGATATTTAAAATTATAGAAAGAATATGTATGGAGTTTATTAGTTTTTAAATAATACAATGAAAATGACCCAGGTGGATAAAATTCAATGTTTTCTTTTAAATCATATATCCCCTTCATTTCAGAACAAATTGTAAGGCCATTACAATCAGTATGGTGGTTTTTACTCCAGTATAGTGGCCTTACACCCAATGGATCATGACCTATCGTTAAACATTTTTGAAGTTTGTCGTATATTACAAAAGAAAATACACCATCAAGTAATCGAATATAATCATTCACAGGCATAATATTTGATAAATGAATAATTATTTCACAATCACTTCCTGTTTTGAGATTGAAACTGTATTTTTCAGCTAATTCTTTATAATTATATATTTCACCATTACACATAAGAACTTTATTTCCTATCTCCATTGGTTGATTTCCACTCTCTGTGAGTCCATTAATAGCTAAACGGTGAAACTGGAAATAAAGTGTTTTCCCATCTTCATGTAGTGTCTTTTCAACTGTTGAATCAGGACCTCTATGTTTTATCTTTTCTCCATAACTTCTAATATTTTCAACGTCAACATCTTCTGAAAGATGTAAAAATATCCCACACATAATTTAATATTAATCTTAATTTATCTTTTAAATATTTGATATTATAAATGAAATATTGTTGTAATCATGGTAAAAATGATAAAATATGTAGGACAAAAAAGAGAACATTTAAACTTCCTCGTAAGTTTACTAAAAAACAATGTATCCCTAACAAAAGAGTAAAAGGATTTTCTAAAAAATCTAGTTGTGCTCCCTACAAAGCATGTAAAAAGAGAAAGAATAAAAAAAAATATTCTAAAAAAAGAAAGACTAAAAAGAAAAATTAAATTTGATATTTAAAAAAATATCATAATTATTATTATAAAAAAGATGGGTAACATAGTCCATAAAACCCCTCTTGATTCAGAACCATTGGATGTTGTTACAGCAGAAGCAATCGGTAATGAAGATGTTTCGCGCGAGATAACAGAAGCACTAATAGGTTCTTTGATGTTTCCACTAACTCCATCAGAAGATATCGCTGGAAAATATATATGGATAAATGTTAATATACGTGATCCTTTATTTATTAAATATCAGGAAAACGGATTTAAAATATCTACAAATGATAAAAATTTAACTCTTGGACCAGTTTGGTTAAAGAAAAAGAGAGAATAAATTATTTAGTAATATAGTTTCTTCCAACTTTTATCCAAAGGATGACACTGACTACAAAACCAACTGTAAACCCAATTACATCATGATTCGGATTATTTTTTAATACCATTCCAGCCACATATGGTGCTAGAAAAAAAGTTAAGAAAGAGTAGAAAACCATTATAGCAATAGTTGTGTTGTTTGATAGATTATGCATTTATATAATATATATATATATTAATCTGTGATTGATTGACGTGCAAGATTATCGGCACAAGCATTTCCAATTGATAGTTCATCACCTTTACATGTATGTGCTTCAACATATTTTAGTTCAACATTACGATATTTTTTGAGGAAATAATAACCTTCTTTAATAATTTCTAAGTTTAATATTTGAGATTTATTCCGTTTTTTCCAATCATTTTTTTCCCAATTTTCAGCCCAACTCGTCAACACATTTATACTGTATTTTGAATCAGTATAAATAGTAACAGTAATTCCACTATTTATATCTTCATTGAGGATCTTAAATACCTCCATAATAGCTAATAATTCAGCTCGATTGTTTGTTTGTCTTCCATCAATTTTCCTTGAAACATTTCGTGGATCTTCAACTCCGAAATATACACCTATTCCTGCCTTTGCCCCGGGTTTTCCATTGTTGGTACATGCCCCATCTGTAAAAACTGTTATATTTTTAATTTCACCATCAATCTTTCCATACTTCAAATAATTTTCAGCGTTTTCCTTTGAATTAAATTGAATAAATTCAATATCAGTATCCCCTTTTGTATATATTTTTTGTGCACTTTCTTTCCGAATAACACAGTATTTCATTTTGTTTATATTTATATTTTAACTTATATAAATATCAAATTTATTCTCCTTTCATCTTTTTTTCTCTTTCGGTTCTATTTAATTCACATTTATCATATTCATCACTATCAACTCTAGGTGGTTCTGTTTCTATTAAAACATAACCTTTTTCATAGTTTTTTAATTTACTCTTTAAATCATCTGTATATTCTTCATATGCTTTAATTACGGATTCAGAAAAACTGTAACCGTCCATGATTAATGTTTCAATGCTAGACCTCAATGGAGAATCAATAAGATACATTTTACGCTTTAATATTTCTCCACGTTTATCTCTACATTCGGTTATATCCTTCATGATAGAACTCATTAACATCTCTTCGTCCATATTATTCTATACATTCTCTCATATTTTTAATATTAAATTTTTTTATTTTTGTTCTTTAACCATCAACTTCTTGTGGAACAACATCCGGTAATTCCGGAGATGGTTCTTGAATATTTAAAGCCTCTTTGATAAGATTTAGATCTTTCATTATTTTTTGAATTGCTTGTGTATTCCTATATACATTCATAGCAATAGGATCTACATGTTGAAATAAATCCTGATCTATAGGATTTCTTGCTCTACCTCTACTAGGAGCTCTAGATCTACTTCTAGCACGTGGTCTACTTCTAGAACGCGCTCTACTTCCACTTCTTGATCTACTTCTTCTTAATGTTTCCATACCACCCCGTTGCTTTTTTGTATACTTTCTTTTAGGCATTATAATATTATATATATATATAAATTACATGGATGATTTACCGGATATGGTTTATTCTTCTGAATCAGTTGAGGAAAAAGCGATTAAAATAGATATAGATAGTATGATGAATCTATTAAAAACTAAAATATCATCTTTAAAATTAAATGATGTCCCTACATTATATGTTGAAAAAAATATGTATTCAGATTTAGAAAACAGTATAAAAGAACAGATACCGATTTTTGAGGAGATTGGTATTGAGATTAATTACAATGAGTTATTAGACTTTCAAATAAAACAATATATATTTGAAAACTATTCAAAAGATATATTTCGTATTTATGATGATTTATATAGATTATATATGTATGTATTTGATCCATATGGAGAAGAATATGCTAAAATTTTTTCACAAGTTTTTGGTCAAGATATGATTTATAGTAAATCTAATGACCGAAAAGTTAAAGAAATTTATATAGAGTATTTAAAAAGTAAATACTTTGAAAATCCAGAATATTTTAATACTCATATACAAAAATACTTTAAACAATCTGGAGAAACAGGGTTTAATTATTTACCTGATGGTTCGAATAAAAGAACTATGAGAGATGTAGCTGGAAGTGAAAATATAAGATGTCCTGAAAATAATGTTAAAATAGTCCATGGTCATGGAAGTATTATACCCGGGGAGGTTTTTAGAATTCCATCTGGTGCTAAAGTAATTACATTAAGTCAAACAAATGTATGTATTCCTGCGATGAATACTGTAGAAGATTTAAAAGATGTTTTTGTTCCATTTATGAAATTGTATATGGATGGAAATACAATTTTTGAAAATGATGATTCTGTAAGAAAATTAGATAGTAATTTTGAAACGTTAATAGATAGATATAAAAATTTAGGTAGTAAATTTACATCAACCAGTGGTGCCGAAAATTATTTAAATTTTCAATATGGACTACATTTACCAGGAGATATTATACCTGACATGCTTATACAAACGGAAGGGAGTGGATGTGATAACTTATTGATTGGTAATGATGGTTGTAATATACTTTGTTTTGAAAAAGGATCAAAAAAAGAAAATAATAATTATTTAAATTATATAAAATTTGTAGCAAATGGCGATGGTACATATGAGTATGGACCAGATAAAAGAGTGACAAAAATGAGTAATGTATTAGAGGAGATGGGGAATGGGACATATATAATATATTCTTGTAGGTATAGTGAAGAACAAAGCTATGAACTTTCAAGGTCTTTATCAAATACGGTTAGACTTCCGGGTTATGATACATCACTAAAAGGACCAATAATGGATGATGGATTGTTTATGTTATCTACAAGAAATCAACCCGAAGATATTGATGAAAAAAAAATATATAGATATCACATTGAGTTCTTAGAAGAATACGATGATTTAAGTAAACATATTGAAGAATTAGAAAGAGAAAATCAAAAATTAAAACAAGATAATCAAGAATTAGATGAATATGCTAAAAGAATGTATGCAATAAATTATCAAAAAAAGGGTGGGGGAACAAGGAAATCAAGAAGAAAAACAAAGAGAAAAACAAGAAGAAGAAAATAAAGGATAATATAAAATGTTTA